AATGATCATTCCTGTAAACCTTCAATTTACTGCTGAAAGGTTAATGAAATCTGCAGGTAGAGTAGGAACTGCTGATAATGACTTAAACGCTATCAAATCAATGGGAATGGTGCCACAAGGATATGTGGTTAACAACTTCCTAACTGATACTGATGCGTTCTTTATCAAAACAGATGCTCCTAATGGACTTAAGATGTTCACTAGAGCTCCTATTAGAACTGCGATGGAAGGTGACTTCGATACTGGTAACGTTAGATACAAAGCTAGAGAGAGATACTCGTTTGGGTTCTCTGACTGGAGAGGTATCTTCGGATCACCAGGAGCGTAAATCTTTTAGTGGGGCGCATTATGTGCCCCACTATACCTAGTATAACAAGTTATACAGACTGACTAGGCAGACGATATAGAGACTGTATGACGATTGGTCTATATGACCGAGGAGAATATTATGGCTAATACTAGCTTTGTGGGTCCGGTAAGATCCAAAAATAACTATAAATTATATAGTACTACTGCTTCAACAGGTGTTGAACATGATAGAACTATAAGTGATCCAGCAATGGACGCTAGAAGATTTTATTTAGAAGAATGGTTTTTACAAAGACCAGGTTTAAATGCAAACATTGACCAAGTATCAACAGTTGAAGTTCAAAGAGCTTTGAATAGAAACTGGGAAGCACTTGGAACTAACGTAACTACTGCACTAGTTACATTTGCTTCAACTTCAGCAGGAATTTTAGCAACAACAGCAGGTGCAGACCAAGACCAAGCAATCATTACACCTCACTTAGATACTGCAGCGACAGCGTGGGCAGGTTGTCAATGGGGAACAGAAAATTCAGTTCATTTTGAAACATCAATTATGTTACCTGCACTTGATAACCAAAAGGTTTGGGCAGGATTAAAATTAACTAATGATCAATTAATTGCAACTGATGATGATCAAGCATATTTTAAATATCAAACTGATGCTACTAACTCAGAAGCATTTAGTGATTTTTCTGTTTGGCATTTTGTTCACAGTATTGGTGGCACTGATTATATCACTGCGTTACCAGTGACTGTTGCAGCAAATACACCATATCATTTAAAAATTGAAATAGATAGCGACAGAAAAGCTACTATTTTTATAAATGGTGTACAGTACAATGTTGCTAATACAGCAGGATCAACTGGTGGTACAGCTGCTACAGCAGTACAACCAGGTGTTGCAGCTACTAAAACTGCAGCTTTAACTAACGATGTGGATTTCATTCCATATGTTGGTATTGAAGCTGGTGCGGCTGCTGCAGAAGCAGTAAACGTACATCATGTTTGCATGAGCAGAAACGTATACGAATAATAAATAAACAAGTGGGGCTTCGGCCCCACAGTTCTTGATTAAGGAGGGAACATGGCAGATACAGTAACAGGACCGACTATCCTACAACAAAATGACGCTCGCGTTACAATCAAAATAGTCAATCAATCAGACGGAACAGGAGCAACAACAGTTTTTGGTGATGTGTCAGCATTAGATGCAAGAGCAGACGGAACTGCTGTGGCACACTTAGGATTACTTAGAGTTTGGTTTTCTTGCCAAGGAGGCGATGGAGGCGACTCTTATGCGCGTCTAGATGAAGAAGATTCAGATGGAGATATTCCTATAATAGGACTGACAGGAACAGGATATTGGGATTTTAGAGAATTTGGTGGCATACCAGCAGATAAATCTAGCAACAGTAATCAAAGTGATGTTAATCTTGTTGTACCTGGTGCTGCTGATAGTGGTAACATGTACACAGTTGTAGCTGAATTTCAAAAGATTTATTAAAGGTTTAAATGGCTTATTCAGGCACACAAACCTTTAATCTTTCGATTGAGGAAATAATAGAAGAGGCATACGAAAGGTGTCAATTAGAGACTCGTAGTGGTTATGATTTAAAAACTGCTAGAAGATCTATGAACTTAATGTTAGCAGAGTGGGCAAACCGTGGTTTAAATTTATGGACCATAACATATGCAACACAAACATTAACTGCTGGTACAAATTATTATTCTATTGATCAAAAAGTAGTAGACATAGTAGATGCTGTTGTAACAACTACAACAGGCGCAACTTCTAATTTAGAAGGTGATAGTAATACTACAGATGTTGCTATGAATAGAATTTCTAGAACTGAATATATAAATTTAAGCAAAAAAGAAAATTCATCTTCGGGTGATGCAAGACCTACACAATTTGCTTTAGTTCCAGGCACAGTTACAACTGGAAGTTCTTCTAGTAGTGGCAGACCAGAAAATGATATGACATTGTTTTTGTATCCTAGCCCAGATAAAGCTTACATATTTAAGTATTTTTATATCGCAAGAATAGAAGACGCAGGTAGTTATACAAACAATGCTGATGTACCTTTTTATTTTCTTCCTTGTTTGACGGCTGGATTAGCTTACTATATAAGTTTAAAAAGAGCACCGATGTTAAGTGCAAACTTAAAAGCGGTGTATGACGAAGAATTTAAACGTGCTTCTGAAAACGATAGGGAAAGAGTTTCTTTTAGAGTTGAACCAGCACGGGCGTACACACCATAGGAGGTAATATGCCAATATGTAAACATTGTGATCATGAATGTCATTGTAGTAATGGCGGTTCATGTTGCGGAGGACAGTGCCAATGTGGTAACTGTGAATGTAAAAAGGAGGAAGAATGAGTAATAAAAACTGGAATAACCAAACTGCTAACGCTAGTGGATCTACTGGTGGAGTAAAAAGTAATTGGAGTCATAGAGGTACTAATTCTATACCTACTGCTAAACCAAAAGAAAAAGAAAAAACTATTTCTATAGCAGAAGGTGAGATACACGGTACAGTTCAAGGTATGGGTGCAGCTACTAAAGGTGGTAAGTATCATTGGTCTAGTAAGAATAAAAGTAATTGGTAAACTAAATGGCTTATGCAATAGGTAAACATGCTAAATTTATTTCTGACCGTAGTGGTATGGAATACCCATACACAGAAATGGTTGTGGAATGGAATGGTGCACGTGTTCACAAAAGTGAATTTGAACCTAAAACACCACAGGATAGACCTAACAAGCATTCGCCAGATGCAGAAGCTTTGCAATTTCCAAGACCAGCAAGAACAGAAAATGAAACAGAAAGATTGTTGCCTTTAAATCCGTTTAGATTTACAGCTTCTAGTACAACAGTAACAGTATTTGAACCTGCACATAAAAGATCTAGTAGTGATACAGTTAGATTTAGAACTGTGTCTGGTAATTTATTTGGTGCATCTAAATCAGAAATAGAAGCAGAAGCTGGTTTTAGTATAACAAAAACAGATGATGACTTTTATACCTTTACTGTGTCAACAGCACCATCTATTACAGGAAATGGTGGAGGAGGACAAACGTCTTCTGGTCCAGCAACATTGAGTAACTAATGACTACATACGCACAATTAACACAACAAATATTAGACTATACAGAAACAAGCACTGATGTATTAACGTCTACTATTACAAATGATTTTATAGAGCACACAGAAAATAGAATATTAAAAGAAGCTGACTTGGATGCTTTTAAATCACATCAATCAGCTACTTTAACAACTAGTAATCCTTTTGTATCTTTACCTGGAGGTACATCACCAGATCCAACATCACTAGCTACGATACGAACAATTCACATATGGCCTGCTTCAGGCACACCAACAAGAGATTTTTTAGAACATCGTGATCTTAGTTACATGAATGAATATTGGCCTGACAGAACTGCTACAGGCACACCAAGATATTGGTCATGGTGGGATCAAAACACAATTTATCTTGCTCCTACGCCGGATTCAGCGTATAACGTAGAATTAGGAATTACTAGATTACCTACAAGACTGTCTAGTAGTAATACAACCTCATGGTTGGGAGACAATGCCCCAATGGCGTTGCTTTATGGATGTCTTGCAGAAGCCTTTAAGTTCTTAAAGGGACCAGCTGAAATGCTGCAATTATACGAACAATCTTATCAACGTGCTATGCAAGAGCTTATAGTTGAGCAAACTGGAAGGCACAGACGAGATGAATATTTGCATGGAGAGTTAAAATTCCCTATGCAATCTACAAAAACAAAAACTATAGGAGAATAAAACATGGCTATAACTCAAGCTGTCTGTACCAGTTTTAAACAAGAAATTCTTGTTGAAGGACATAATTTTACTAATGGACAAGACACTTTTAAAATTGCATTGTATACAAGTTCTGCTTCTTTAGATGCCTCAACTACTGCTTATTCCAGTTCAAACGAAGTTTCTGATTCAGGGTCTTACTCTGCTGGAGGTGGATCACTTACAAGTGTAACACCAACAACTAGTGGTACGACTGCAATCTGTGATTTTGCTGATATATCTTTTACATCAGCTACTATTACAGCGCGTGGAGCTTTGATTTATAACAGTACTAATTCAAACAAAGCAGTGTGCGTATTAGATTTTGGTGGGGATAAAACATCTACAAGTGGGACGTTTACAATTCAATTTCCAACTGCAGATGCAAGTAACGCTATACTAAGATTAGCGTAGGAGTATAAATGGCATTAGTAATTAATGACAGAGTAAAAGAAACTTCTACTACTACAGGAACAGGGACACTTAACTTAAGTGGAGCTGTAAGTGGTTTTGAAACTTTTGTAGCAGGTGTTGGTAATGGTAACACAACGTATTATGCTATTGTTAATCGTGACGCAGATGAATGGGAAGTAGGATTAGGAACAGTCACTGATGCATCTACTGACACGTTAGCAAGAACTACTGTTATTACAAGTTCTAATAGTGATTCAGCAACTGATTTTAGTGCTGGAACTAAAGATGTATTTGTAACTTTACCAGCAAGTAAAGTAACATTTGAAGATGCTAGTAATGATGTCACTTTAGCAAACGATCTTATTTTAGGATCAGATTCAGCTGTGTTAAAATTTGGAGCTGACTCTGACACAACTTTAACACATACCGACGGCACAGGTTTAACTTTAAACAGTACAAATAAATTATTATTTAGAGATACTGGATTATATATTAATTCATCTACTGATGGACAATTAGACATTGTTGCAGATACAGAAGTACAAATAGCAGCTACAACAATAGACATTAATGGAATACTTGCTGTTGATGGTACAACTATTTCATTAGACGCAACAACATCATTAAATATAGATAACTCTAATACATCCAATGGTATTACCATAGGAACTGCAACATCTGGCGTGCCTATTTCAATTGGACACACAACTTCTGAAGTAACAATTAATGATAATCTTACAGTTACAGGAACATTAACTCTTGGTTCAAACGCGGAATTAACAGAAGCGGAATTAGAATTTCTTGATGGAATTACAGCAGGTACGGCAGCAGCAAGTAAAGCAATGGTTGCTGATTCTAACATAGACATTACTGGTGGTAGAAATATTACCATTAGTGGAGAATTAGACGCGGCAACTTTAGATATTAGTGGTAATGCAGATATTGATGGAACTTTAGAAGCAGATGCAATCACTGTTGATGGAACAGCTTTAGCAACATTTATAAGAGATACTGTTGGAACAAACATGGTCTCTAGTAATACTGAAACTGGTATTTCTGTTACATATGACACAACAAATGATAATTTAGATTTTGCAATAGCCGCAGCTCAAACAACAATTACATCATTGCTCGCAACCGACATTAAAATTGGTGAGGATGATGAGACTAAAATAGATTTTGAAACAGCGGATGAAATACATTTTTATGCAGCAAACGTAGAACAAGTTTACCTTGGTGATAATATTTTTGGACCACAGTCAGACAGTGATGTTGACTTAGGTTCTACAGGGGTAAGATGGAAAGACGCTTATGTGGATACAATTACAACAACTGGTAATGCTACCGTAGGTGGTGATCTAACAGTTACTGGTGATGATATTACCATGGGCACTAACACTGATACTGCTATTTTAGTAGCAGACGGAACAAATTATAATCCAGTAGTTCCAAGTGGTGATGTTGGATTGACTAACGCTGGTGTATTTAGTATAGCATCTGGTGTAATAGTTAATGCCGATGTTAACGCTTCAGCAGCAATTT